ATTGGTGGTTTTACAACTTTTAACTTAACTAATGCTAACAGATCTTTAACTTTTACAAATGGTGCTTTATCAAATGGTAAAAATGATGTTATTAAATTAACAGGGACTTTAGCAGCGAACAGAACAGTATCTATTCCAGATGGAATCGAAAAAGTTTATCATGTTCAAAATGCATGTGATCACGCAAACTTTACTTTAACTTTTAAAACATCATCAGGTACAGGTGTGCTTTTATGTGAAGGAAACAACTATGTATTATATTCTGATGGTACAAATATTGTAAAATTATCTGAACAAAGAAATTGGAGAGCAATTTCATCCGCTGAAACAGTTCAGGCTGGAGCTCAACTTTTAGTAAATACAAACGGTGGAGGCGTGACCGTTACTCTGCCAGCTTCACCTGCTACTGGAGATGAGGTTTCATTTGTAGATCAAGGTTATGATTTTAATAGTAACGCATTAGTTGTTGATAGAAATGGATCTAACATAGCTAATGCAGCATCAAATTTAACAGTTAATACACAAGGCGCAGCTTTTTGTTTAGTCTTTTCAGGAGATGCTACAACAGGTTGGACGTATAAGGAGAAATAATATGGCAACTAATGCAAATTGGACAGTAGTATTTGATGATAAAATAGTAATTAAAAACCACGCAGAAGGTGCTTCTGAGGGTGTAGGTTATAAAATTGATGACGATGCTTTTTGGAATGATTCAAAATTTTCAAATATTTGGGCAATCCAATATGGAACTTCAGTTACTTCAGATGAAGTAGAATATAGAGATGAAACACCACACACATCTTTTGCTGACGCAAATTTAGGAGACATAAGTCAATTTAGTAATAGATGGGATTCAGCTCACTTAGCTCAATTACAATCTGATTGGGACGGTAACAATGCAGTTGATGAAGAAGGTAATTCTACAGAAACTGAAGCTGAAAAAATTGCTAGATTAGGTGCAAGGCCTACGACTTATTCTTCTTAGGAGGATAAATGTCAAATTACGAAGCAACTAGATATGATTTTGATGGTGCTAACCTTACAGGAATAGAAGGTATTCCTACAGCCACAATAATACCATGGTCAGATTCTTCTGTGCCCACAGGTTTCTTAGAATGTAATGGATCAAACGTTTCAAGATCTACTTACTCTGCATTGTTTGCGATCATAGGTACAACTTATGGAGCTGGTGATGGTGCAACTACTTTTGGATTACCAGATTTACAAGATAACATCCCGGTTGGAAAATCAGGAACTAAAGCAGTAGGTTCAACTGGTGGAGCAAACACTGTAGCTAAAACTGGAAATATTGCAGGAAGCACTGGTAATGCCACATTATCGGAAGCACAACTTGCTTCTCATTCACACAGTGGTGCTTTTCAATTTAGTAGAGGATCTCAAAACCAAAGAACTAGAGCCGCAGATAATGATTTTACTGGAAAAAATCAATCTGGAACCATAGGTACTGCAGGGAGCGGAACAGCGCACTCGCACAATATGTCAGCTACTTTTTCAGGTGGTTCTACTTCTGTTTTACAACCTTATTTAACATTAATTTATATAATAAAAACTTAATATGTCTAATTACGAAGCAACTAAATATAATTTTGATGGAGCAAACCTTACAGATATTGAAGGTATTCCAACAGCCACTATTATTCCATGGTCAGATTCTTCTGTACCTACAGGTTTCTTGGAGTGTAATGGAGCTGCAGTCTCAAGATCTACTTACTCTGCGTTGTTCGCTATTATAAGCACGACCTATGGAGCGGGCGATGGCGCATCTACTTTTAATCTTCCAGATCTTCAAGATAATTGTTGTGTTGGAAAATCAGGCACTAAAGCTTTAGCATCGACTGGTGGAGCAAATACTGTAACATCAACTGGAAATGTTTCTGGTACAACAGGTAATGCAACTTTATCAGAAGCACAACTTGCTTCTCACTCACATCCTAACGCAGCTGGAGGTAGACCAAATGAACAGGGTAACTTTGAAAAAGCAAGATCTGTAACATCAAGTAGCACAGGTAGTGGAACAGGACACTCTCATAACATGTCGGCTAATTTTGTAGGAGATGCTACTTCAGTTTTACAACCTTTTTTAACAGTGTTATATATAATTAAAACTTAATAAAATATGTCAAATTACGAAGCAACTAAATATGATTATACTGGAGCAAATCTTACAGGGATTGAAGGAATCCCTACGGCTACCATTGTGCCGTGGTCTTCTTCATCAGTGCCAACAGGTTTTTTAGAGTGTAATGGAGCTGCAGTTTCAAGATCAACTTATTCTGCGTTGTTTGCAATTGTAGGAACAACTTACGGTGCAGGTGATGGAGCATCTACTTTTAATGTTCCAGATTTACAAGATAACGTAACCATGGGTAAATCAGGTACTAAAGCTTTAGCATCAACTGGTGGGGCCAACACAGTTCAAAATTCTGGAACGATTGGAGGATCAACAGCTAATGCAACTTTATCAACTGCTCAACTTGCTTCTCATACACACACTTCTGGAGCGGATAATTCTACAATAGGAAGAGGCGGTAGTGATGCTGGCTCAGCCGTCCCAGGAAGTAATTCAGGTAATGCTGGAAGTGGTACAGGGCACTCACATAATATGAGTGCAACTTTTACAGGAGATGCTACTTCAGTTGTGCAACCTTATTTAACAATAATTTATATTATAAAAACTTAATTATCTTAATAACATCCAAGATGTTAAAATATATTTTTCACCTGATAAAGGAGGATTACCTCTGTGTAAATATGGAAAAGCTGCAGGCCAAATAGCTATCCTTCCTTTTTTAGGTTTTACTCTTTTTGAGAAATGTAAAAATTCTGTTTCTCCTCCTTCTTCTACATCATTTAAATATATAGAATATACAAAAGCTCTAGCGTCATTTAAGTAATGACCCACTCCATGTTCTACATGCCAAATATGATAACCTTCAGTGGGTAATGTTTTTTGAATTTTTATGTTAGAATAACGAAACGGAACATTATAACAATTTGCACCTGTATTTTCAACGTAGTGTCTAAAAGCCATATCAAAATTCATCATCATTGTTTTTAGATCTTCGTACCAAACATTTATGTTATCCCCTGTTGCAAAAAATTGTTGGTCTTGTTTTTCTGTAATAGGAGCTTGTTCAAAAATCATTCTATTTAAAGTTTTATTAAATTTATCTTGAGTATCGAATAATTTAATAGCTTTTTCACATTCTTCAGGTGTGATATAGTTATCGTATGTACCAATAAAATTAGTGATATTTACACTTTTTTCCATTAAGATCTCTCTTTCATAATTTAAATAAGTATTATATAACCATTTATATGCTACAAAAATTAAAATTCAAGGCAGGTTTTAACAAACAAGATACAGAATCAGGAGCAGAGGGTCAGTGGACTGATGGCGATTTTGTTAGATTTAGGTACGGATTACCTGAAAAAATAGGTGGTTGGCTACAATTAACAGCAGCTAATAAAACTTTACCAGGAGCAGCAAGAGCACAAATTGCATTTTCTAGTTTTGCCGGTGAAAAATATACTGCTATTGGAACGTCTCAAGGTTTATTTTTATATTATGGTAATGATTTTTATGACATTACTCCTTTGGATACAGCAATTACTGGATGCACATTAACAACAGTTAATGCGTCTAGAACAGTAACTATCGATAAAGCTTCACATGGTTTGGAAGTCGGACGATATGTAACTCTTTCATCGGTAACTGTAACGGGTGCATCAGATTTTACGGCTGCAGAATTAGAACAAGTTTACGAAATATTAACTGTACCCACTGTAGATAAATTTACTGTTCAAGCTTCACGTGCTGAAGGAGGTTCTGGTATGACAGCAGCGGGTGCTGTAACTGTTAATCCTTATGTCATAGTTGGACCAACTACACAAACCACAGGATATGGATGGAGTACATCAACATGGGGAGCATCGACTTGGGGAACGGCTAGAGCTACAAGCTCTGTAATTCTTGACCCAGGAAACTGGAGTCTAGATAACTTTGGTCAAGTATTAGTTGCAACCATATTTAATGGTAAAACTTTTACATGGAATGCAGGCGCATCAAACGCTAGAACAATTAGAGCATCACTAACCACATCTAATTTTCAAACTACAAACAATCCCACAGCCAGCAGATTTACATTAGTGTCAGACAGAGACAGACACTTATTTCATTTTGGAACTGAAACAACTATTGGTGATACTACAACACAAGATCCAATGTTTGTAAGATTTTCTAATCAAGAAGATTTAAATACATACACACCAACAGCAACTAATACTGCGGGTACATTTAGATTAGATACAGGTAATGAAATAAGAGCAGCCCTACAAGGTAAAGATTATGTGTTTGTTATAACTGATCTTGCTGCATATGTTATTCAATTTGTTGGTCCACCATTTACATTTAGTGTTAGACAAGTTGGTACAAATTGTGGATGTATTGGTCAACACGCAGCTACCTTTGTTAATGGTGCTGTGTTTTGGATGGGATCACAAGGTGGATTTTTTGCATTTGATGGTACAGTAAAATCATTACCATCATTAGTAGAGGATTTTGTATTTAGCACAGACGGAGATAATCTTGGATTAAACTTTAATTCAAGAGATGTTATCTTTGCGGGTGCAAATAATTTGTATACAGAGGTAAATTGGTTTTATCCTAAATCAGGATCTGAGCAAATTGATAGATGTGTAACTTATAATTACGCAGAAAATTGTTGGACAACATCATCACTAGATAGAACAACATATCAAGATCAAAGTGTATTTGATAATCCTTATGCTACAGATTACGATGATACATTAACACCAGTGTTTCCTGATATATTAGGAATTACAAATAAATATGGTGCTAGTATTTACTACGAACACGAACAAGGCACAGATCAAGTTA